AAAGAAAAGATTTAAAAGTGCAAGATCAAAAGGAATTTATAATGCTCGTAAAGGGCCGCAATCAGACCTTGAAACTGATTTAGAGGGAGTGGGGTCTGAGCTTGCTGCTGCTAAATTATTAAATTTATGGCCTGACTTACAAGTAAACAAAATGCCAACCCATGATTTGAAAATTTTTAATATAACTATTGATGTTAAAACAACAAAATATAAAACAGGAAGACTTATAGCTGGTCTAGGAAAAATAGATAAGCCTTGTAATTATTATATGTTGATGATAGGTTCTTTACCAACCTACTCTTTAGCCGGGTTTGCTAAAAAAGAAAAACTTTTAAATAAGAATACAATCACTGATCTTGGTTGGGGTAATCTACATGCCTTAGATCAAAGAGAACTAATGAGTTTAGAAGATTTTTTAAATGAAATTAATTAAGAGGAAAGTAATATGATTATACCTTATGCTAGATTTTATGAGAATAAATCCCGTAAGTATGTTGATAGTAAGAGATATAGATTAGGTAATCCTAGTCATCCCTGTTATACTTATTATAAAAAGCATGGAATGGATAAGACTTTAGACTATATGAAAATAACTGGAGTAAATTCTACTAAACATTCAAGTAGTAGGAAGGGTGACTTAGCTGAATACTATGCTGTGACCTGGCTATGGGATCACGGTTATGAAGTCTTCCCTAATGCGGGTTGTTCAGGCCCAGTAGATATGATAGCTACGAAAGACGGTGAAGTTACATTAATAGATGTAAAAACTTTCCATGCACGAAGTGATGGTCAACGAGTAGATGTAGCTAAAGGAATAGGTATGACTAAAAGTGCTAATAGAACAGTTAAACAAATAAAAATGGGAGTTAAACTTTTAGGGTTTAATCCTGAAACCAGACAACTTAGATTTGTGGAGCATAAAGATGAACGATTTAATAGAAGATATATATAAAGCTTTAGAACCTTTATCTGATGGCAAAAGCATTGCTTTGTCTGAAGAAGACATAGAAAACTTTGGAGAAAATATAAAGGAGGTTATGTCTTCTTGGGCTAACCCTATTAAAAGAGATACTGAATTTTCTATAAGGATGTCTAACGTAGGTCTTCATCCTAGAAAACTTTGGTATGATTCTAGATATAAATATACTCAAGAAGAAAATAAAATTAAACCTTCAACACAAATTAAATTTCTGTATGGTCATATCCTGGAAGAATTAGTTTTATTATTAGTCCGTCTTTCAGGACACGATGTTACTTCTGAACAGAGAGAAGTAATAGTTGAAGGAGTAACAGGACACCTTGATTGTATTATTGATGATGAAGTTGTTGATGTAAAGACAGCATCAGGTTTTGCATTTAATAAATTTAAGAACGGTACTCTACGTGAAGATGATCCCTTTGGATATTTAGGACAGCTTGCAGGTTATGAAGAAGCTGAGGGTACAGACAACGGGGGCTTCTTAGTAATCAATAAAGAAAATGGGGAGCTTTGTTTGTACTGCCCTGAAGATTTAGATAAACCAAATATAATAAATAAAATTAAAAAGATTAGAACTGCTTTGAAAAAGGATGCACCCCCGGCAGAATACTGCTATAATCCAGTACCGGATGGTCAAAAAGGAAATGAAAAATTGCATAAGAACTGTGCTTGGTGTTCTTATAAATTTAAATGCTTCAAGGATTCTAATAATGGTAAAGGGCTAAGGCTGTTTGACTATGCTAGGGGTATTACCTACTTGACAAAGGTATCTGTCGAGCCTAAAGTACCGGAGATAGTTAATGAACTCTAAGACCTGTAAGAAAATAAGGAAGAGAGCTAAGGTCATTTTGGTTGAATGGTTTAAAACTCTCTTGCCCGAAGAACAAACCAAGGAAGTTACTACCGATAACATAGAGAAATTATTGGCTCCTCAAACACATTTTTTTGGTAACGAGCAAATGCGGCTGAGTGCCTACTCATTAAAGTGGACTGAAAAGAAAATTAAATCTTTAGTAAGGAGAACTAATATGGATATAAATTTAATAAAGTTGAAAGACCTTGAAAAAAATTAGGCGAGGAGGCAGAAAGCCTAGAGTTAAAAGGCCAATAGAAAAGAATGTTACCAATAGTTATGATTCTAATTGGGAGTATGAATTACATAATGGACTTTTAAGATTCTGGAAGCACCACACACAGAAAGTAGAATATATAATTGAACATATATATGAGCCTGACTTTGTAAAAATTATAGATTCAAAAATAATTCTTCTAGAAGCTAAAGGAAGGTTTTGGGATTTTGCAGAATACAGTAAATATATTTGGATTAATAAAGCATTACCTACTAATACAGAGTTAGTGTTCTTGTTTGCCAATCCTTCTTCTCCTATGCCACAAGCTAAGAGAAGGAAGGATGGTACTAAAAGAAGTCATGGAGAATGGGCATCAGCAAATGGATTTAAATGGTATAGTGAAGATTCTTTACCTGATAATTGGGTAGACATACAGTACAGGAAAGATAATACTTTAACAATCGAAAGTGATTAGGAGATAATTGTGGAAATTAAAATTAGAGAAGCTGTTGACTATGTAACTTTAAGAATACAGCGTTCAGGAAGACTTATATTTAGATTACCTAAAGGTAAATCACCTATAGTAATTAGAAAATATTTAGTAGATCATAGAAAATATGAAAAAGAAAATAATTGCAAATGGAGGGGACACGATTGTAATAACTGTGATGTTTTATTTGATTGCTTCTATTTAAAATCTGGTCATTCTGTAACTTTACATGGAGATGAAATAATTATACCTTTAAAATTACAACTAGAAGATGATGAACAGTTTTTTGATGGTAAAGGAATTGCTTATTCTTATTTAAATGAGGAGATGACATGAGTATAAATGATGCAACACCACAAGAATGGGATGAAGTTGCTAAAAAAATAAGAGAAGATAAAACATATGGAGATGATGTTGATAGCCCAGTCCATTATAACAATGGTAATATAGAATGTATTGATGCTATTGAAGCTGCCTCAACCAAGGAAGAATTTGAAGGCTACCTACGTGCTAATGTATTAAAATATGTTTGGAGATTTAGATATAAAGACAACATTAAAGATTTGCGGAAAGCTAAGTGGTATCTAGATAAACTTATTCTGAGTGTTAATGTAGGGGAATAAAATGTGGGATAGAAAAGCTGAAAGGATTGAGAAATATTTAAAGAAAAAAAATAAGTCTAAGTCTAAAGAACAGCGGAAAATCAACAGAGAAGACAAACGAAAAAGGAATAAAGATGACAATAGATGAAGTAGGATTACAACCTTATTTGGGTATTCATATTGATTATGATAAAGAAAAATTATTGGATACCTTTAGCAAAGAAACTTTAAAAGACAGATATTTATGGAAAGGAGAAACACATGCTCAACAAGCTCTTGCTCGTGCCAGTATATTTGGTGCTACTTATAAAGGACACACTGATTTCAATCTTGGACAGAGACTTTACAAGTACTCTAGCAATCATTGGTTCAGCTATAGCACTCCTATACTTTCTAACGGGGGAACCCGCCGTGGGCTACCTATCTCTTGTTTTCTTAATTATGTGCCTGATTCTAGGGATGGTTTATCTGCTCATTATGACGAAAATATATGGTTGGCGAGTGGAGGTGGAGGCATTGGTGGATTTTGGGGCGATGTTAGGAGCAATGGTGTGGGTACTTCTAACGGTAGCCGTAGCACTGGCTCTATCCCTTTCATGCACGTAGTAGATTCTCAAATGCTTGCTTTCAATCAGGGAATTACCAGGCGCGGAAGTTATGCAGCCTATTTAAATATAAGCCATCCTGAGATAGAAGAATTTATAGGAATGCGTAAGACTACTGGTGGAGATTTAAATAGAAAATGTTTGAACTTACATAATGCTATAAATATTACTAATGGATTTCTAGAAGCTGTAGCCAACGATGATGATTGGAGACTCATAGACCCTAAAACTAATACAGCAGTTAAGATAGTTTCTGCCAGAGATTTGTGGTTTCAAATCATTCATACAAGAATGGAAACTGGAGAGCCTTATATAATTAATATTGATAATTGTAATAAAGAACTACCAGAAGAGCAGAAGAAACTAGGACTAGAAATAAAACAAAGTAATCTTTGTTCGGAAATAACCTTACCTACAAATGAAGAGAGAACAGCGGTATGTTGTTTGTCTAGTGTAAACTTAGAATATTTTGATAAATGGTCTACAGTAGATGAGTTTATTCCTGACCTTATTACAATGCTTGATAATGTTTTAGAACATTTTATTACTTCTGTAGAGGGTAGGGGCGGCTATTCTAAAGCTGCTTATTCTGCTATGAGAGAGAGGTCTATAGGTTTAGGTGCTATGGGATTCCATAGCTATCTTCAAAAGAACAGTATTCCTTTTGAAAGTATGTATGCAGCATCCTTCAACAATAAAGCTTTTACTTTAATAAAAGACAGAGCTTTAACTGCTACTAGAAAATTAGGGGAAGAAAGAGGAGAGGCTCCTGACATGAAAGGGAGTGGTAAAAGGAACGCGCATCTTCTTGCAGTAGCCCCTAATGCTTCTAGTTCTATTATTTGTGGTGGAACTAGTCCTTCTGTAGAACCTTTCAGGGCTAACGTATATACACACAAAACATTAACAGGAAGTTTTAGAGTTAGAAATAAATATCTTAGTGATATTCTACTTAAACTTATTCCTGGAAATAAAAAGAGAGAAGAAGTGTGGAAAGATATTGAAGCTCATGCTGGATCAGTACAACATCTAGATATATTATCAGATGATATAAAAGAAATATTTAAAACTGCTCCAGAAATAAATCAGATTTGGATTATTGAACATGCTAAGATGAGACAAGAATATATTTGTCAAAGCCAGAGTATAAATTTATTCTTTAAGCCTCCCCCAATAGAGGCAGAGCAAGAGACACATGATGACTTTTTACAATATGTGAATGATGTACACTGGGC